ATATGGAACTGAGTCAATTAGTTTTCTCTACAGAAACATCCAAGCTAGACGAAGCTGTCAAGAAGATTGAAGCTCTTGGTTCTGCTGTAAAGACCTTCAACGATATTAACAGCGATTCAGCTAGAGCAGAGCGTGAAGCTGCTGCAGCTACTAAAGCTGCTGTAACAGAACAAGATCGTCTAGCCAAGGCTCTGAAGAAAAAAGCAGACGCTGAAAAACAAGCTGCCGATGCTGCTGCCAGGGCTGCTAGTGAAACATCTAACGTTGGCGACAAGCTAGACGCTGTAGGAAGAGTTCTAGAGAAGCAAGACATACGCATGAAGATTCTGCGTAATCAAACCCTTGGTTTAGCTACTGATAACCTACAACTAGGCGACAGCTTCACCAGTGGGCAAGCATCGCAGCTAGCTAACCTGAAGATGATGGGGGCTACCTCGGATCAGATTAAAGAACTAGCTAGATCATTCCAAGATTACAACAAGTTCACTGGTGTAAACACGTTTGATAAATCAGCTTCAGGACTTGCTCGTATCAACAAGGAAGTAGAAGAACTACGTAGAGTAAACGAACTAGCTGCTAAAAACCTGTCGCTTACTAAAGATGAAGTAGTTGCGCTATCTCGTGATTCACTCCGTCTAGAACAAGCGTTTAAGGCGGAGAAGAAAACAGCGCAAGAACTAGCCGATGCACAAGACGAGCTTACTAAGAAGTACGCTGCTGCTTCAACCGAACGTAGCCAGCTAGCGAACAAAACCAAGTCTGCTGAAGCTGCTGTACGGGCTGAAGCTGAGAAAGCTCTAGCTTTACAGAATTCGCTACTACAAGCAGAGCAGCACCGCTACACAGAAAACGGCAGACTAATGCGGGAGTGGGCTAATGGAGTCGGTAAAGCAAGCTCTGAAATGCAGTCAATGTCTGCGTTCTACAAAGAGCAAGAGCAGGCTGCTAACCGGGTAGAAAGAGCTAACCAAGACGTGCTAGCTAGCGCACAAAGACTAGAGGCTATCACTAAGCAAATAAGGTCAGGTACAAGCGCGGGGGAAGCAGCTAAGACTTACGACTTACGTGCCTCTGGCGTAGAAGAAAAGGCTATTCAAGCGTTGATTAAAGCAGAACGTGAACATGCTCAAGCTAAGTTAGATACTGCTAAAGCAAGTGGTACTTCTAACGCTGGTATGTCAGCTTCAGAGAAAGCTGCGGCTTATCTAGAAAAAGAAGAACGTAGATTAGCTTTTGCTCTAGAAGAAGTAAACAAAGAACTAGGTATTGGTGCAGGTAATCGACTACTGCGTTATCAAGACGAACTAAAGAAAGCTGGTATAGCCACAGATGTAGCTGCAAAGAAGTACGCAGCTTACGCTGAAGGTATCCGTAGAGAACAAGAGAAAACTAGATCAATTGCTATGGCAGACCAAGAAGGTAAGCTGCGTAACTTATCCCGTGCTGTCTCAGTTCAGATGGGTGACGTTGGTGTATCGCTAGCTTCAGGTCAGAACCCGTTTACTGTCATGATCCAACAGGGCGACCAGCTACGTGCTGCTATGGAAGGTGTCACCGTAGATGCAGCTACTATGCGTCGTGCTATGGAAGGTGCAGCTAAACAGATTGCTACTGGCTTTATTGCTACTGGTCAGGCTGTAGGTATGTTCTTTGTAGGCGCTGTAAAAGCAGCAGGCGTTGCGCTTGCCGATGTAATTCGCGGGCCGTTTACAGAAATCCGAGCTATTAGCCGTCGTGCTCAGTCTCAGGAAATGTTTGACTTTGTAGGCCCTAAAGCACCGGCTAACCTAATGGTAATGAACAGCCTAATGTCTCAATTACCTACGCTACTGACTGTTACGGCTACCGCTGCAGCTACACTAGGATATGTGTTCTTCAGTGTATCTAAAGAAGCTACGGAAATGAACCGTGCTTTGATCCTACAAGGCGCTAGCCTAGGTGTTACCTCAGAGCAAGTATCGCTGTATGCTAAGTCCCTAGAGAAAATTGGCACTAGTCATACTTCAGTGCTTGAAGTAATTAAGGAAATGGCGGCAGCTAGCGGGTTTGTTAAGTCAGATATTGAGATTGTTACCAAATCGGCTATCGACCTTGACAAGTACGGTGGTGTTGCAATTTCAGATACTGTTAAACGGTTTGCTGAACTAAAGAAAGACCCTGTTGAGGCACTGATTAAACTAGGTAAAGAAACTGGTTTAGTTACTCTAGAGCAAATCAAGAACATTGAGACTACCCTAAAGCTAGAGGGTGCTTATTCTGCATCAGCTAAGGCTATGCGAATTATGGCAGATGCTAACACTGAAGCTGTACAAAGGCTAAAGGATGAAGCCGGTATTCTAGACAAGATCGGATTTATGCTAAAAGAGACTTGGGGGGATATTGGTAACTCAATTAAGCGTGTTGGTCGTCCTGCTGAAGCTACTATTGAGAACCTTAGAAAAGCCCAAGACGGTCTAGCAGAACAACAAGCTAAACTAGCAAAGCTACCTAAGACCGATGTAATGCGCTATACCGAAGCTACTGAAGCAGTTAAGCGTCAGTCAGAAGAAGTAGAACGTTTACTACGCCTGCTAGGTCAAGCTGCTAAGGCACCTGCTGCTGCGGATCAGGCGGCGTTAGCCAAACAGCAAGTAGATAGCGGTAAAGTTCTAGCAGAGTACCAAAAACAAGCTGCAGGTTATCGTGAGAAAGAACTAACCCAACAGCAGTTCATTGCTGCAGCTCAGGCTAAATATACCAAGACTTTAGTTGATCTACCTAGGGATGAAAAAGCTGCTACTGCAGAACTAGCTCGACGTAAAGAAGAACTAGACAATCTAGCTGTTTCTGCTGCTGAAGTCTGGAAAGGTATGCAGCCTAAAGGTACAGCGAAAGTTGACCCGTTTATTGCTATGCTCAAAAGAGCTAACGATGCTTATATTTCAATTACTGGTAGGCAGAAAGAACTTAACACTGCTCAGATTGAATGGGAACAAATCCAAGCTAGTCCGGTGTTTGCTCAACGTTCTGTTGCTGAAAAAGACCGTTTGAAAGTTCAGTGGGAAGCAACGATTGCTGTTGAGAAACAAATCGAGCAAACTACTAAACTAGAAAAAGGTCAGGACTTACTTAATAGCTTAATCGGTAAAGGTGAAGGACTAGGTAAAGCATACTACGAAACTCTAGACAAGCTACGTTCACTAGAAGGTGTTACGGGTATTGATCCTGCAGAACTAGAGCAAGCCTATGCTGCGTTGGAAGCTACTACACCGGCGGCTAAGGCTGCTGCAAAGGCTCTAGAAGCTACTAGGAAGTCCTACGAGGAGCTTTCTAAGTCTTCCAATGACTACCTACTAGGACTGCAAGAACAAAGCTCTGCGCTCGATTTAGAGCTTGAATACCTGGGTAGCTCTGATATTGCTAGAGAACGTCGAATCAAGCTGCTAAAAGTAGAAGCTCAATACCAGAAAGAACTAGCTGCAATTACAGCCAAGTACCAAGCTGGGGAACTTAGTAATTTTGAAGAGCGAGAAAAGCTGTTTGCTTCTGCAGAAACTAACCGTCAGTTCGGTATTGATGTAATCAACAAGGAACAGTCTTTCAAATCAATGAAGGAAACCGTTGAGTATTTTGATAAGATCAAATCGGGTATTTCAGACAGCATTGCTACCGCTCTGTTTGATGGTGGTAACGCTGGTAAAAAGAAACTACGTGATCTGTTGATTGCTGAACTAAAGAAGCCTATTACGCTTTATATTAATGCCATAATCAACGAAATTACCGGGGGTAAAGAGGGTAAATCATCTGGTACAGATGTGGCTAAACAGCTATTTGGTATGGCAGATAAGGCGGGTCTCTTAGGCTCTTCAAGTAGCGTAGCTTCCATGACAAGCGCGTTCAAAGCGGGTGGTGCTCTTACAATGAGCGGCGCAGGCGGTACTGGGTTGGCTCTAGAGGGCGCTGGTACGATGATCCAATCCGGACAGTACGGTGCGGGTGTAGCACAAGGTGCTGGTGCTTTAGCACCATGGGCAGCGGGTATTGGCGCCGGTTACTTCGGTGGTAAAGCAGTTTCAGGTGGTTATGGCTTTGGTGATAACGGGGGTGATACTGCTGTCGCTATTGGTACGGCTATTGGTGGTGCGATTCTTGGCCCGTTAGGTGCTGCCCTTGGGGGACTTGCAGGTGGTGCGTTCAACCGTATTTGGGGGCGTAAAACCACAGAGCAGGGTGTCATGGGCACTTTCGGTGGTGAACAAGGCTTTACTGGTAGTGAATACAAGTACGAGAAGGGCGGATTCCTTCGCTCTAACAAGACTAGCTTATCTACGTTAGATACTGGTGTTCAGAACGAACTAGCTGCTGCTTATAAATCTACTAAGATTTCTGTTACTGAGCTAGCTAAGACATTAGGTATTGGTACTGACGCTTTAGCAGGTTTTACCAAGGATGTAAAAATCAACATAATGGGTCTATCAGAAGCAGACGCTAACAAAGCTGTTCAAGCTGAGTTTAGCAAGCTGTCAGACTCTATGGTTGATGCTGTGTTCAACGTGAAAGAGTTCAGGCGTGCTAACGAAACCAGTACGCAGACTCTGCAGCGTATGTCAAGCACGCTTGCAGGTATCAACGATGTGTTCAAGCTGTTGGATATTACTCTGCTGGATATTAGCTTATCTGGCCTAGCTGCTGGTGAAGAGATTATTGCTTTGTTTGGTGGTGTAGATAAAGCTACTACAGCTTTGAACAACTACTACAAGAAGTTCTTTACTACAGAAGAGCAAGTAGCTGATTCAGTATCTACGCTAGAGCAGCAGTTCAAGCAACTAGGTATTGCAATGCCCGCTACTGCAGACGCTTTCAAGCAGATTGTATCGAGTCAGGATAAGACTACTAGCTCAGGCAGAGCAGTGTTTGCTGAACTAATCAAAATGTCTGATAGTTTTTACGAGCTAGTAGATGCTTCTAAGCAGCTATCAGCTAAACTAGCTACTGAAGTTCTGTCGGTGTTCAACAACCAAGAAACAAGCCAAGGGCTTACTGCTCTGCGCAATAGTATTGTTTCTAGTGTATACGGTACTCCTACTAAAGCAGCAGTAAAAAACCTAAGCAGTAACATGCAGAGTATCTTCAATGGTCAATCCACTAAAGATAACCTAGCTAAACTCCAACAAGGTATTAACGCTGCTGTGTATAACAGCAAGCTAGTCAGCTCTTCTGAGCAACTAACTGCGCTAATTACTAACGCTATGGCTAGTAACTCTGTGCAAGCTAGTTCAGTAAAGCTACAGGACTTTATCGTAGCTGCAATGTCAGGTACTCCTACGCTGCTTGCTATTGCAGAACTAGATGCTGCTATTGCTAGTATTCCGGCTAGAAATATTCAAGCTGTTAAGGATACGCTTTCTACGCTTAGTTTTGCTGATTTTAAGCAAACTGTTACCGGAGTGTTTGAACAGATTGCTTCTAGCTTTGGTGAAATGATTACTTCAATCAACCAAGAGCGGTTAGCTACTCGTGAAGCTGCTAGAAGTATTATTACCGGTGGCAAGGATCAAGTATCTAGTTATGCTGATATTAAAGCTGTTGTAGCAGCACAGAACAGACCTGACTTAATTACTCCGGCTGCTGTTGCAGTAGGGGAAGCACAGAAAGTTCTACCTGCTCTACAAGGCAACTTAACAGCAGCAAAGGGTCTGCTGGACTACTACAAGACAGTCCCGGTAATCCCAGCAGGTGAGAAAACCACGGGTGGTGAAAGATTCACTAGCCAAACAGCTAAAGATGCTCAGATTACTAGAGCTACTGCTGCAGTAGCTAAAGCGGAAGCTGAACTATCAAACGCTAGAGAAACAGAAAGAAACGCTGTTCTAGCCATGGTTACAGCCACGGCTTCAAGCACTCCGATTATCAAAGCAAGCATCAAGGTTCTATCTCAGATGCGGGCAGAGACAGTTAAGTACTACGAAGCTCAGAAACAGCTTGCAGACGGGCTTATTAGCTCTGCTAAGAGCCTAAGGGACGTAATTGATAGCTACGGTAAGGTTGATACGTTTGAGTCGCTTAAACAGACGTTTGATAGCTCGTTTGCTGCTGCTCAGACCGTTATGCAATCCGTAGGTACTGAGTTTACGTCACTAACTGCAGAGCAAGCTGATACGCTTAAATCAAGCGCCGCTAGTATTGGTTCTGTCTATACTGGTTTGCTTGATTTTGCTAAGGATAATCCTGTGCTGCAGGCCAGCCTTACTTCAATGGCTACTCAGCTTGCTAACTACATGGATGCTGCAGGGGTTACGATTGCTGTAGACGCACAGACTAAATCACTAGAACTGTTAGCAGAGATTGATTCAACGCTAGGGGCTCTAGAACTTAGTATGAGCAGCGCAGAGCAAGTTATCTCCAAAGCTATCTATGATACTGGTGCGGATAACCTAACGGGTCTACGCGGTGTGATTACTGCTCTAGGTGGTGTACCTGCGTTTGCTACTGGTGGTATGCACAGCGGTGGTTTGCGTATCGTTGGCGATGGTGGTGGTCCTGAGTTAGAAGCTACTGGGCCTTCACGTATCTTTAACGCTACTCAGACAGCTTCAATGCTTGCAGGTATTGGATCAGGCGCCGGTGACACATCTGCTCTAGAACTAAAACTAGACGCAATGATTAACCGCTTAGACATGATTGAAGCAGCGACTAGAACTAGCGCAGTAGCTAACAACAAGCTAACCAAGACGATTGATAGAGTAATCGCCCCTGGTGGTGACTCTGTTCAAACTACAGTTCTGGTTTAATTACTAGCAATCCGAAAGAGCATGTAAACTCTTTCTAGCAAATCTGAAGGGGTTGGAAACTTCCCCTTCTTTTATACAATAAAGGAAAGTATGAAAGTAGTTAAACCTACAACATATAACTCAGCTTTGCACTTAGTAAGTACAACCGCTGTTGAAACACATGCTGCTTATAGCTCGGGAACTACTTACGCGACCGGAGATAAAGTAAACTACGGTGGATTTATTTACCAGTCCTTAGTTAACAGCAACCTTAACCATCAACCTGATATTAGCCCTTTGGAATGGGTAAAGTTATCTCCTGATAACCGTAGTGCTATGTTTGACACTGAAGTAAGCACAGCTACTACAGCAACTACTAGCCTTACGGTGGTGTTATCACCGGGCTATATCTCTAGCCTAGCGTTCTTTAATATCATGGGAAGTACGCTAAGTATTTCAGTAAAAGATTCACCTACAGGTTCTGTTGTCTATACCAAGACAATCATGCTAGATGGGGCTATTATTGCAGATTGGTATCAGTATTTCTTTGAGCCGTCTGCACAGCTTACTGAAGTAGTATTAACGGATATTCCACCTTACTTTAATGCTAGAGTAACAATAACTATTACTGGAACTACTGTACAGATTGGTAGCATGATCTTCGGTACTGTGTACGATCTAGGCGCTACTCAGTACGGTACTAACCTAGGTATTATCGACTACAGCAAGAAAGACACATCCGAGACTGGCGTAACTACTTTTATTAAGCGTGGGTTTAGCAAGCGTATGCAAGCTCAAATGATGATTGATAACACGCAGATTACCAAGACTCAGAAAGTGCTGTCGGAGCTACGAGCTACACCAGCAGTATGGATTGCTTCTGACGACAGCATGTACGTAGCGTTATCAATGCTCGGATTCTACAAGGATTTCAACATTGATATTTCCTACCCTAGTAAATCGCTGTGTACCCTAGAAGTAGAGTCATTGACTCAGAACTAATTAACCTAAAGATTGGAGAAATATAATGGCTTTAACAATTCTACCGGACCCACCTTCACGCGCAGACCCAGCGAACTTCGCAGCTAGAGGCGATGCTTTCATGGCTGCATTACCTACGTTTGTATCTGAGTTCAACGCTCAGGTTCCTAACGTAGTAGCAGGCGATCAAGGTATTACCGGTAATCTAGTAGTTAATGGTAACTCTACACTAGGTAATGCTACTAGCGATGTGGTTACTATTGGCGTAACCGGAATTATTAAAGACTCCGCAGGTAACGTCGGATTCGGAATTACACCAAGCTCATGGGGAGCTAATGCACGTTCGCTTCAACTAACTACGCCAGGTGGGAATGCAGCTACAGTTTCCATTAGTTCAGTGCTGTCCTCAGATGAGTTACTTATCGCTAGAAATTGCTATTATGATGGTACTACATGGCGATATAGCGTAAACTCAAATCTTACACAGTACCAGCAATCAAGTGCCGGAGAGCATATTTGGTACAGTTCAAGCATTGGTACAGCCGGAGCATCTGTAACTCCAACTGAACGTATGCGGATTGATGCGTCTGGTAACGTAGGTATCGGTACTACTAACACATCGCCGGGTGTCGGTAACACCGTTGCGGGTGTCGCCTTTTCTGGATCGACCGGTATCGGCTACTTTAGTCGCGCCTCAGATGCTTCTGGAATCTTCAATACCAACACAGACAGCCCGGTCGTTCGATTCAACCGGAGCGGGACTAGCGTTGGGTCTGTCAGCGTTACAGCCACTACTACTACTTATAACACCACATCAGATCAACGCTTGAAAACGACTATCGTGGATGCACCAGCATCGGGTGCTGACATTGACGCTATCCGCATCCGCAGCTACGACTGGATTGCAGACGGTTCACATCAAAAGTACGGCGTGATCGCTCAAGAGCTTGTTGACGTTGCCCCCTACGCTGTGGATCAGCCTGATGACCCTGAACAGATGATGTCAGTTGATTACTCCAAACTAGTACCCTTGCTAGTAAAGGAAGTTCAATCTCTACGTAAGCGTGTAGCAGAACTAGAGCAAGCATAATGGATATTACCGCTCTAGCTACGCATGATTTAGTTCAGTTAGTATCCTTGGTTGCAATGGCAGTAGTTGGTGCGGTATTAGCGGTTCAACGAGTGCTTAAGTCGTTCAAAGAAACGTCCACAGAGCAATCTGTAGTCTCAATGATGCATGAAGAACTAATCAGACTATCCGCTAATAACCAGAACTTGTCTGAGCAGTTGTCTAAGTTCCAAGTAGAGATTCTTGCTTTGAACAGACAGCTCAATAACCTTAGTCTTGAAAACCAGCGACTGCATAACGAGATTCAACTGCTTACCTCAGAAGTAGCTCACTTGCAGTACCTGCTGCGTAATCCGGTAGAAGGTCAGACGCTGAACACCGGGTATTGAATCCCGGTTAAACACCGGTTACTGAACTGAGAACAAGCCTAGGAATGATTCTAAGGTGCCTACAAGGCAAGCAGTAGGGCCTACAGGCCCGTACAAGGCTCTGTAGAGGGTCTACCTAGGATACCCTAGCCTGAAGGTCTTACGAAGGCTTGTACACCTTCTATCTAAACACATTGGAGAACTATATGGCACCATTACTAGCAGGCATTGTTAGCATGCTCGTACAGAACAAGCTACCTAAACTAGCTGAAGCTGTTATTGACAACGGGGCAGAGTACGTATCTAGTAAACTAGGTATTGAACTGAAACCGGATATGTCAGCAGAAGAGATACTAAAACTAAAAGAAAAGACTCAGAAGCATGAAGAGTATAAAATAGACCAAGCTAACAAGAACACCGCAGATGCTAGAGCTATGCAAGTAGTAGCACTAGGTCAATCTGATACGTTCAGCAAAAGGTTTGTTTATTTCTTTGCTACGTTCTGGTCGTTGTTTGCAACCGTGTATATTGCTTGTATTACTTTCGTCACTATCCCACCGGATAACGTAAGGTTTGCTGACCTTATTCTAGGGTTTCTGCTTGGTACTGTAATCGCTACGATTATCAATTATATCTTTGGTAGCAGCGCGGGTTCAGCAGCTAAGACTCAGCTAATGGCTAGCACCAAGAAAGAACCTTTAGATGCTGACTAAACAGAAACTACTAGCACTAGGTATTGGTGAGCAATGGCTAGAACCGCTGTTAGAAACCTTCGCTAAGTTTGGTATTACTACAGCTTACCAGCAAGCTGGATTCATTGGACAATGCTTGCATGAGTCAGGGTTTAAGACCTTGGTTGAGAACCTGAACTATAGCAAGGAGGGTTTAGTCAAGACTTGGCCTAGTAGGTTTACTACAGCAACCGCTGCACCGTACCATCGTAATCCTGAGCGTATAGCTAACCGTGTGTACGCAGATAGGCTAGGAAACGGCTCAGAAGCTTCAGGAGAAGGCTGGAAGTACCGAGGCAGGGGTCTGATACAGCTAACGGGTAAAGCTAACTACAGAGCCTGTGGCGACGCCCTATGGGTCGATCTAGTAGCTAAGCCCGAGCTAGTAGCCGAAGCTAAGTACGCTTGTTTAAGCGCAGGATGGTTCTGGAACAAGAACAACCTTAATACTTACTGCGATAACCAAGATTGGACAGGATTAACTAAGCGGATTAACGGTGGAACTATTGGACTAGAGCATAGGATTCAGATGATTAAGCTAGTAATGAAGACACCGTAATATACAGATTTACAAACGAAGAAAACCCCGTAAGCAGAGCCAGTTAAGGTTCCGTTTACGGGGTTTTGCTTTATGTGATTAGATCATGAACATGCTTCACAGACAGGGTTTAGTCCGCTAGCAAGTCGAGTGCTGTAGATATAATACAGTGATTTAATATACTCGTTGTTAAAAGCAGCATGATGAACGCTACTGATGTATTCAGGTGAAGCATCCCCAGCAAAGAACAAGTTAATACTTTGTCCTTGGTCAATGAACTTCTGTCGAGCAGCGCACAGCCGAATATGGTCATGCATGTTCAGTTCAAACGCAGTTCGGAATGCAAGTTTTTCTTCGTCAGTTAACCATGAGCAATCCTGAACAGACCCACCATTGTTAGCAATACGGTCTACTTCTTTAGTATTGTAAGCTTCCCGATCAATCATGATCTTTAGCAAGAACGGATTAATACGGTTAACTTCACCAGCAGGAGTTACTTGGTTATAAACCATAGAAGCATCTGGATTAATACCTTCTGAAACACCTCCCATGATTACCGAACTGGATTTTGTGGGCGCTACAGCTAGTCTAGTCGCATTGCGTACTCCAAGTCCTTTGCAGTGCAACGGTTCACCAAGTTCATCAGCTAACCATTGTGAAGCCTTAAGCGATTGTTCGTTAAACAACCGAGCAATATCAATGTTCAGCATGTGAGCTTCGTAGGAACCAAACGAGATCAGCTTAGACTGAAGCAAACTATGCCATCCCATCATACCTAGACCGAGAGCACGGTAGTCTTCTGCTGCTTTAACCGATAGTTCTAGCCCTGGTTTGTTCTTAGCTTTTGCAATAAACTCGGAGTTAATACAATCCAAGAACACCGTAGCCCAGAATATGTATTCAGGATTAGATTTGATCTTCTCCCAATGAATTAGATTTAGGGAAGAGAGCACACAAACAAAGTTTAGGTCTTCGTCTGAAGGTAGCATAATTTCCGTCATGGATGTTCAAGAGAAGTCGTTAATTTCTCCCCGCCTTATCGGCTGCTGTATATTCCTATACAGATCAGACTATATCATATACCGCTAGGGTATCTCACCGCTTCGTGACACTTGCCACTACACCCGAAGGTTAGTCGTTACACGTTCCTATTACTAGGCTTCGCTCGGTATTTTCCGTTCTGGAGTTCCACCGAATTCAATGAGTTTGCAAGTTAGATTGCTCTAACAGGGTGCTAGAAATTAACACAGATTACTTGCTACGATCTTCTTACCTGATTTTTTAATAGCTTCTGGGGCTTGACGGTTAGCTTTCTCAGGGAACATGAAGTACGAACGTCCGGTAATTAGCTTAGTCTTCATAGCTTTTTTCCAGCGACGAGTGATTTCAGGTTCTTTGTTGTTAAGTGCCTGAACATCAGCATCTGAGAAGTTCCAACCGATGTTTACACCGTCCGGAGTCTGAAACGTAAAGTCGATAATCTCATCAAAGTCTTGATGCATGATCGGAAGATAAGCTGCAAAAGCACCGCGACGTTGGGAGCCTTGACTGACGTAACCTGCATCATGTAGTAGGCCCTTGAATACTGGCAATACGCCTTCAGCAGAGCCGCCAGCCGTAATATCAGTACCGCGCCCACGGATGTTACCGAGATAGCCGCTAGTGCCAAAACCTGACTTACTATGCACAGCTAGGTCGCGTTTCTTGTTGTAAATATCCAAGATACTATCACCGAAAGAACTACCTTGACACGATACAGGCAGACCTCGATCTGTTCCGGTGTTAGCAAGCACTGGTGTGCTGCAACTCAGAATACCATCCCACATCATACTGAAAAACATCTGTTCAGCTTTTTGTTGGTGCTGCTCCGGAAGATGCTTTGCTGCAGTGCTAGCAATACGTTCAAACTGTTCACGTACAGTCCCTACACCGTAGAGGTAGTTCTTCTTAAACAACATCCAAGCGGCAGTGCTGTACCACTCTGGCATAGTACCATTGGTCTGCATTTGCTTTCGTTCTGCACCTAGAAGTTCGTACTTGTTCATATTAGTCTTTACGTTACTCACTTAGTTCCTTTTCCTCAAGGGGTTCAAAATTGAAATCTTCTTCGTACCAGCTACGGACGTACATGGCTCCTGCGCTGTTGAAGAAGTCGATCATAGTGTAGCCTGAAACAGACTTGTAGAACCATTCAGCAATCTTGTTGTCGTTTACTTCATACACAGCTTCTAGACCTAGAGCTAGTAGACACTCGTTCAGACGGTGACGAACGAAGTCTTGCAGGTCTTCTGCTGTGATACCTTCAATCTTGCCCTTGCTGAAGATACGATCAATGATCTGTTGTTCATGCAAGTAGATTGTATCTGCTACTTCGTACAACTGACGGTTTACTTCAGCTTGACTACCATAACGTTGCTCGTAGATACCATCTTCTAGGCATTCCTTAGTCAGATGCCTAAAGACTGTTGCACCGGCCTGAGAATGCAAGCCCTCGTCTAGCGATGATAGAGAATTACCTGTAACCGTCTTTTTAGCCATTGACTTGCCATTGGCTTGGAAATGGCGTAGGAACCCAAAAGCACCGTACAGAATAGCACCTTCAACCATCGAGAAAGCGCCTAGACTAACCAAGTCATTAGGGTGGTCTACTACCGAGCCAATGAACTTCATACGGGCCTTGAGTACCGGATCATGCTCAAAGTCAGAATAGAACTCTTCAGAGTCTAGATTGAACACCTTGTTGATCTTTTGGTAGAACGGTTTATGCACAGCTAGTTCTACTGCTGCAAACGTCATACCCATCGCTGTGAACTCAGGACCTTTGACAATCTTGAGGAAACGATTAGACCAGTATTCTTCCCCAGCAGATACTTCGTACTTAGTGAACAGCTTCAGCGTAGAGATAATACCGTGCCGTTCAGCTTCCGACATATCAACCATGATACTGTGTTTGTCATCCTCAATCTTAAGTTCACGGGCAGTCCACATATGTTCAATCTGAACGTCTGTAAACTTTTCGGTGTATTGAGGGAACGCTTCAGTTACGCAGTTACTGCGGTCTTCGTAGATTCTTGTTTTCATATTTTACTCAGTTAGTTGTAATTATTCCCAAGCCGACTTATCAACCTTGGTGTATCTATCCTTGGATTCTAGATAATCCTGCGCGTCTGTAGTATGCATCTTTTCTCGGTACAGCGACTCAAGCATGAAGCTACCGCTGGCTTTATCCTTAGCTTCTACTGAAGCATAACCTGAGTTGATCCATTGCTTATCTAGACGTTCTTCTCCTAGCCACCGATTGCAATGCACTACTTGATTTAGACGATTGCGATGCTTTAGGTTATCCTGCCGAACATAAGCTTGGGTAGTATCCATACCAAGACCGTGTAGTAGTTGTTTGAACTGCTGTGGCTTGTTGATTTCATCATCAGGTTGATAATCAGGCAATGCTTGGATTATCTCTGATTCGCTGATGATTACCGTAGCTACGATAGCTGATTGTCGGTTGGATTGCCTAGGCTTCTCCGTAATTAGTTCTGGTGTTTGCATTTGGTTCCTTTAAGGTTTTCATGAACAGTGTTCAGTGTTTACTACGGGACAAGGATTATACAGCTTGGTTATGAAACTGACAATGAACGGCACCTATAGGCTATAGAAGCTATAGAACGCTCTACAAGCCTTGCAGTAGGTGCTTGTAGGTACCGTACTAGCTGCTGTAAGACCCTTAGGCCACCCTAGGCTATCTGAAGCTGCTACAGCGGCTTCTAAGCATGTTCTAAGCGGTTGTAGAGCTAATGATAGCGACACCGTCTACTGCAGATCGTTCGTAATGCCGAAGCAGTGCTGCTACCCTAAGGGTCTGCTGCTCTACTGCGGCGGTTAGGTCTGTTTTACGATCAAGTTCTTGCTGCAGTTCATTGATGATTGTAATAAGTTTATCTGAATAAGCGCGTACACTATCTGTGGAATATCCTTCTTCCATGAAGAAATTACCATCTGGCTTTGGAAACTCAGGAAGATTTGTTTGCATTCAATAACTCCAATTCTAGGATAAACATCAAGTTTGTGATTGCGGATGCTAAGTGATTATAGCCCGTTTCGCTGTCTAGCTTTTCACCTTTCTGCCACGCCCACATATGCCTGCTAGCTGCGCTGAAAAACCGATCATTAGGATTATCTAGGTTCATCCAGTTAAAGTCTTCGTATTTATTACTACCGAACGTTAGTACCTTTACTACTTCTTCTAGCGCGTTTGGTGGCAGTAGAGAATACCTAGGCTTCCCCTGATCGTACTTCTTACCTAGTGGCTGAGTAGTGGTAGGTTGTGCTTCAGTAACGGGTTCTGTATCTTCAATTAGAATATATGTGCCATCTTGATAGTGCTCATCGTTATAAAACCATACAGTAGAGCCTGGAACATTTAATACTTTAAATACTTTGCCAATGTCTTTAGAGTACCATTCACAACTGTCAAGATGTGCTGAACACTTAACAATCCTTACTTTCATACTAGCTCCAATTAAACTAAAGGAATAAACTTAGACAAATCGTTGCTGACAAACCCAACAGGCTTCTTTACTTTGTTGTTTTCATCCAGCAGAACAACCACATCGTACTTAGCGTTATACTCCGCTCTAACATTACTTTCACGTACATAGATACCATCCATAGTTGCATAGTTCTTAATAAACTTGCTAAGGTTGTTCTCTGCTGTGGCTTGCATGGCTTCGCTGGTGTTGTACCCCTGCAGATCAAGCATGTGCTTAAAGCCTACGGCTGTAATCAGCACATCACAAAGACCGTCGATAGTTTCTGTTTGATCGTCAGACTCTACTGCTGCAATAGTCTCGGTTAGTTCTTCTTGGATTAGCGCAAGCTGTTGCAGTAGTTGTTGCTTGGTAGGAGCAGTTGCAGCTTTACCAGCAATCTCATTGAACTTATAAACGTCTTGCTCTAGGCTGTTGAGCGTGTATTGGTTTGTTTGCATTTGGTTCCTTTAAGGTTAATCAAAGAAGTTTGTAAACTTCTTTAGGTAGATCAAAACTAAGAAATCCCCGGCCTGATGCCGGGGTTGTAACGCAACTACTAACGGTTAATGCCAAACTACTTTCTGCTTACTACGCTGAACACCACCGCAGTTATTACAGCGATGCTCTACGAAGTTGTTAGCTCCAGTAGCTACTACACGTCCAGTAGCATGAACATCATCACTACCGCAGGACTTGCAGAGCAGTGTACCTGATTTATCAGCAGAGAACAAGCTAGCGTCAAAGTTACCTGTAGCACCAAGACCACGAAGCTTTAGATAGACTTCGTACAACAGGTTGGTATCTTGCTTGCAGTATTCAACCATACGCTTCATAGCTGCGGGATCACCAGCTTGCACATCACGCCAGAGACTGATACCACCGGTTTCTTGCTTACGGCCTAGACCAAAGTATTCACCGATAGCGTCTAGACGGTTGCTTGGCAGCTTTAGATACTGCCGTGCCAATCGAAGGGTATCTAGTACCTTGACCATCGGTAGAGCAGGGAAGCCTACCTTCAGAGCACGCGTCTGCAGAACCTTGTGGTCGAAGCCACGGCTGTTATGTGCTAGCACAGCGTCAGCTTGTTCGTACAGATCAAACATCCAAGCCACAAGCCGTGAATCATCCTGACGTTTAATCTCATCAGGAGTTAGATGCATCGTGAAGGTTTTATCGGTATCAAGCCAGCGGTAGCTAGCACAGAGAATCATACCGCCTTCTTTGAGTACGTTAGCTTGACCGATGTTCTGCTTGAACCTTCCGAACGTGAGAACTTCTGCTGCTGAGGTTTCCAGATCATAAACCAGAACGCGAGCGTTAGGAATACGGAAATGAGGCTTATCTCGGTTGATGTAGTCGTTTACTCCAGACTTGCTGATACCGAGAGCTTCAGCGATGTAGCGGCTAGAAACACCTTGGTTAGCTAGGAAGCTGATCTGTTGCTTGGTTTCGGTAGAGTAGAACTTGGATTGGTTTAGCATTAGGTTCCTTTAGGTTAATCAAAGAAGTTTGTAGACTTCTTCAAGTAGGTAGGTAATTAGTTCAGAGCAGTAACAGCTTTGTCAAACATAGCTAGAACTTCAGCGTGAGTATGATTATCATTGTAGTGAGCAATATCAGTAGTGCCCATTGCTTTAGCGAGCGTACCAATATGTCGGCTACCTTGATACAACGGATAAATCTTAATCAAAGCTCCCATTGCACAATAGCAAACAGCATTAGTAGACAAAGCAGAAGTTCTATGCCCCTCCGGAGTCCTAGCAACAGCCCGTTGAGTCCAGTTCTCAGGCTTGCTAATCAGTTCACGAGCTTTGATAAGCACTTGCTTAATTTCAGCGTTGTTCATTTAGTTCCTTAGCGGTGTAAACTTTAAGTTCAAGATTATCGGCGTAGAATACTTGGTATTGTGTAATGTTTCCATACCAACCGGACATCTGCTTTTGTTTACGTACAGCATCTCCTACTCGGCTGTACCACTGACTTACACGATTACCTTGGTCGTTTACTACGCAAGCTACTGTGTCTTTTAGCATCATACGTTAACCCTTTACTTTGTTGATTGCTTCAGAGATTCTACTATAACCTAGTTTTCGATCCAGCAACAGCTTCTTGAACTTAACCTTACGTAACGCTAGGTTTTTCTGTGGTTCGTCCCCTAGCGATACCAAGACTTGATCCTGCTGCTTTGCTGTCAGCTTGTTGAACTCAGTTCCTAGCTTCTTCATCCAACCTGGGTGACGCCAGCGGGTATCCTTGGGTCGTTCTAGGTAGTCAGCACAGCATCGTAAGAACGTAGGTAAACCCTCAGGGTAGAAGTAAAGAAACCTTGCTACAAGCCCTTCTAGCCTGCCTAGCAGCATGTTAGCTTGCGGGTGTAATACCCCACGTACTAGCTGCTCTGAATCGTGAGCATGATCTAGATGCCCTGCTGTCGATGCTAGCTTAACTCCGGTGATAGCACAAGCATGTTGTTGTTCTTTCAGTAGCAAGATACGGAGTTTACGTACATCGTCTGGTGTGTAAAGGTCGGTGGTCATTCTAGGTAGACTCCGTACTTCTCAAAATATACATCAGCGATTAGCTGGTCTTCTAGATGCTCTTTCATCTTAGCGCATTTGAAATACAAACGTAGCATTGATTTCCAATCTGCTTCATGCACAGCACCATCCCAAGCTGTGTACTGGAACTTGTCAGGATACCATTGTTTGTACTTCTCGATAACCTTTAGCAGAACTTGCTGTGGTGTAGCCAGATTAACTAGGTCTTTGTAAATAGAAACCGCTCCATACTTTACTTTACAGCAATCTGTAGGCTTGAATCCATCAATTTTGTCCCCCCCGAGGTGCTGTCCCGCTAACCAAGGAACACCGTAGGATTTGAATTCAGATTTAACATTCTGCACCGGGTGCATTGCGTTGATCTTTACGAGGTCGTTCAGTTTAGTATCGTAGTTGCCAATACTTAACCCTACAAACTGTCTAGCGTCCTTGTCTTTGCTTAGGATAACAGCTTCATGCCCTTCTGCAACAGCTTGATACGCAAGTATAGCTACATGGTCATCTACTTCCCAGCCGCTAGGGCTAACAGCGTTGTATTGCTTCTTGATGAACTGGTGAGCAGCTTTTAGATTAACTGGTCGAATAGTCCCGGCACGATTTAGCTTATAGCGATACGGCAAAGGAAGATCAAGCCTGAAGTTATTGCTATCACCAGCACAGAACACAATCTCACTGAAATCGTAGTTGTTATAAATAGTCTCAATTGAGTTTTTAACAATACTCAGGCAGTTAGCAGCGGGTTCTGGTTCTTGCAGGTCTTCAATTAGGTAATCATCGGTAATCTGCTTTTGTTTATCATGCATAGCTTGCTTGAACATAGTTCTGTTATCGAACTGCTTTTCAATGCTTGTAGGTTTATGCGTAACCTTGATAGACCTTCGCTCTGTAACTGCTGCCGCTGAATACAACAGCGTATCAGCATCTACGAATACTTTCAGCATAATACTCCTTTAGATGTAATAAAACCCCAGCGGGTTAGGCTGGGGTGAAACGCTTAGCTAGTTGTTTTGGTAGGACTGACAATCGCTTTACGGAATAAATACACTTTAAGAAACAGCATACTACCCCATGTCCAAAAGTTATAAGGAATACTAAGCAGTGGGAACAGAGTATTGATTGCAAAAATTGCACCTAGCGGAAGAACAGCTACTGCTAGAGTAAACAAGGCAATTGTGACAAGCGCGCTCCATACAGTAATTTGAAATTCTTGGTCTAGTTTTAACTTCATTGTTAATCTCCTAATTAGTTCAGTAGTATATTAAATACTTTTGCTGTTTATTTCTAGCTTCATTAGGCTAGCTCATCAATCAGTTCAGCAGTAGCTTGCGACTTCTCAAGCAGTTCAGCTACCTTGTCTACAGCGACTGCCTTAGCTACAGTACCGAGCATTGCAGCATCATAGCCTTGATCCTTAGCTTCTTGCTTGACAGCCTTGAGGGTGTCGTTAAAGGCTTCTAGCTGGGTGTACAGATCAACTAGTTGCTTGAAGAACTCTGCTTGGGTTTTTGCTGGTGTGGTTTGTTCGGTCATACAGGCTCCTTAAAGGTAAATAAACAGGGAGATAACTACTCCCTGCAGTCTAGATTACGTTAGCTTAAAACGGGTCAGAAAGAGAGTCATCCTCTTCAACTACCGGCTTTTTCTTAACTGCTGGTTTAGCTGCCGCTACCGCTGCTTGCTTAGGTTGTTCTGCAGTAGCACCGAACTCTGAGCCGACAACGTAGCTAGCTTCCTGCTTAACGTACTCGACAAGGTTCTCAACCAGAACGTTCTTGAGATAAATACTAGAACTGCCGTTAGCCCGAGTAAACACCTCAGTAGAAACGATGCCAGTAGAGCCGTTACCAACCAGGATTGAATTCGTCTGGTCGAGCAACGTATTACCCTTACGCTGGAACACCTTCGGCTTGTAAATATCAGGGACTGGCTTACCGGTCTTACCAAGTTCTGTAGACTTACGGAAGGTAAACACCCATACGTTCTTACCAGCATCTTCAGGCGGTGGGCACTTGTAGATAGACTCAAACTCTGCTGACTTTACTTTCTTGATGCTGACTTTAGCGTCGATTGACTTAGCGTAGGCTTCGTAATCGTCTACAAGGTCTTCACTGCCGGTTGCCACCGAGACTTTCCATTCCATCGGCTTTGCATCTTCACCAACAGCTTGATAAGCCTTGACGGGTTCTTGGATGCAGACATACAGCAGAGTACCAGCGATTTTAGAGAAATCAGACATTGAGGTTCCTTTATGTAGGAGTGTGGTATGTGACGATTAGATTAGTCACGACTAGAAAACGATGATTTTACGCAAGATCATCAACTTGTCAAACGGAATTATATGGACTCTCGTGGAGGAATCGAACCTCTTATCATCCGTCTTGCCGTTTAACGATGGTAGCTTAGAAGGCTACTGCAAGGACACGAGAGCATGTATAAAGATGGTGGCCGGTGCTGATCCCGGCAATCGCGCTATTTATCGGCGTACTTTCAGCCGATCCCAAGTCTCTTATTTACGCGAAACATGCCATTACTGCTGCGCATCAGCCTGCGCATTCACCATCAGAAAAGCAGGCTACCGACATTTGCTTTCGGCTGTGTGGTTTCCGTACCGTTTCGCCAGTCCAACGTTCCTGGCTCACGAACCTGCTTATCTGATGGTCCCAGTCTCTCCTGGGTGTCACCGTTTCGTCTTAAGCCGCACGATTACGGTTCTACGTGCTATTTCCGATGGCTGAGGCTATTCTATTAGCTATTGTTGCTGCTGTCAACAATCAAATCGCTTAGTTTTACATCGGATAAGAACTGCAGCAATGTCTGAAGTTCATGCGGCTGGACTTGCATACGCTGAACTTCTTGGTTATCACGGCTTAGGATAAGCGTTTGATAGTGCTTGTCGTAAACGAAGGTTGAGCCAGATGGATTTGCGATTGGTGTAACTGCGGGTTCATCTGCTTGGATTTCTTTCCATTTACCACCGTAGTTGCAATCAGTTATTTCGCAAGCTGCGCGACAACTTGCACGATTATCTTGAAATGTACAGCCTTCGCAACTACCGTCAGTCGGATTTTGAAAAAGCTGATAGTTTACGTTGTTGATCGTAATAACTTTGTTCATTTGCTGCTTTCTGTTTAGAGAATTGTTGGCTGAGTTAGTGGTAGGTCGGTCGTTGATCTGATGTAAGGATTGTGCGTTAGGAGCGGGAGGTTGTCAAGCAGTTTGTGAAGGTAGAGCTGGTAGTAGGGTTATTAGTGACACTGTCGCCAGTCAGTCCCTGGTATCCATTCAAAGCCAAGGTCTACGTTCAAGCTCAGCTTCTCTACAGCCTGCTTGATGCCGTCTGCAATAGCCTCTACAGGAGCGGTCTTGATGCCAACGTAAGCCCCTTTGCTACCGTGACCGATTGCGCTAGCCCCTGGGGTGCTGCTTGCAAATTCCGCAGCTTGCTTATCGTCAGCCAAATTCCTAGCTCGGATAAGACTAGGGTGAACTGCAAACTGGCATTCATCGTGATAAGCAATCATAAACCAAACCTTAACGTCTTGTTTTGTATGCTTGAACGGATTGCCTAGCAAACCACGATCTTCTAGATGCTCTGCAATAAGCACAGAAGACCACTTAGCTGCAATAGCCCCACCAGACTGGAACAAGACGTTAATCAAAGAGTGCTTAGAGCGTGTATTGAGCAATCGACCATCCAAACCAGCAATAGACTTCTTGCCGGTAGATTCCCATTCTTTCTCTACCTTTAGCTTTAGTTCTTTAAGCGCAGGTACAGCTTCCCAATATTCGCTGAACAAGCGTTTACCTTCTGACTCGCTAATGCCTAGCATCTTGGACAGCTTCTTTGGCTGTGCTCCGTAAATAGCAGCGTAAGAAAAGCTCTTAGCTGCACTGCGATCAATGCCTAGTTTCTTGCTATTGAGGGTATGGATGTCATTAGGCTTTTCTGCTACAAGAGCCTCAGCAAGTTCTACACCGTCTTTGTACGGAATAACGTAGTGTCCCATGATACGAGCTTCCAACGAAGCAAAGTCAAACCCAAGCTGGTACAAACCGCTACCACAACCGAACAACGCACGCATTTTATCACCGTACAGCGACGTAACACGCGGCACATTACACACCAGTCGATGCCGATAGCGCCCGGTGTTTGCACCTAGCGTATCAGCAGGCGTAGGGATACGCCCATCCTCGCGTACAGCACTGACAAAGCCGGTTACAGGCTCTCCGTCTTCATCCACGGCCCCACCAGCAATTGAGTTCTTGCGGTGTCGATACGTGTAGTAGTAAACAACGTCCTTAACAAACTCTGCTTTCTGGCCTAGCTCAATCAGATTAGGACAGATTTCCTTTTCGACGCCTACGGTTAACTTAGGGGTTGTAGGCAGAAAGATCGGCTTTTGAGCTTGAGGCTTGTTGAACTTTGTTTGAGGCTTCGTATCCTCTAGCGTTTTCATAAGGTGCTTTCGCAAGTCTTTCGCTTCAATCTCCATGTGGTCTAGCCGAAGCTGCTTGAACAGAGAGTCTTCTGTTTGTTTGATATATCGTTCAATAGCTTCAACAATCTCTGGAACTTTCTTGATGGTTTTGTCTTGGTTCTTCGTAATGTCTCGTTCTTTTACTTCAGTCGGTTTCCAACCAAGCGACAACAAGTAGCTCTTGACTACATCAATATCCTCAACTGTAGATTCTGTTTCTGACTTCAGGGGTTGTTCTGTAAAAACGTCAAAAGTCTTGCCATCGTACAGAACTGTCTTGTTATCAGCAGACAGCGTAGCCCCCAGCTTATCTAGGAACTTTTGTAGATTAGCTGAAATCTCTCCGTTCTTCTTGAACTTGATCTTTGGAAGCACGTAAGCATTGCTCTCGGTCTTGGGCATCTTTTTCTTTGGGAGAAGCGGATCAACACCAGCAGCAATGTTTTTCATAAGCAAAGCAAGCTCTTGGATATTACGCTGTGCTAGATCAGAGTCAAAAGCAAATCCAAACAGTTCTTGCTTTAGCGTAAGATCGTTTAGCTTTACTTCCATGCTGTAAGGAACTGACCAATCGTGCTGCCCAATCTCTTTAAGCAACGCTTCTAGGATACTGCAATTAACCGCTGTGTCTTGAACGCAGTAATCAAGCATTTCTTGGGAGTAGTTGTCCCAATCAGAAAAATCGCCTTTGTAGTTACCTAGACGCTTACCCCATGCTGCTAGGCTATGACCACCAAAGCGATCAGCGTTAAGCAACTTTGACCAAAGCAGCGTATCTGTGATTTGGCAAGGCTTTCCAAACAAAGTGCTTTGCTTCCCCGGATATGCAATGTCGTAGTCCAGCACTCCGTGCAACTGCAGCACTGGAAGGTCAAACGCGACGATGTTGTGCCCGATAAGCTCACTGCACTTGCGTAGCGAATGCTGTAGGTTTTCTTTGGTAATCTCTGCTCCAACGAGCGTCTTTACAGCCCCTGAGTCTACATGCCGAAGCACTACGCAATGTACTTTGTAGTCTGGTTTCAGCCGATATGGCATTGCAGAGTAGTCCAGACCGTTCTGCAGCAGGTTGTTGCTTTCAATGTCAATGATAAAACGCATGTGTTCCTTTCGTTAGGCTGTGGATCATAGCACTGCAGATGCGGGAGTGCAAGCCTAACGATAGACTAGACCCTGTGGGTAGAACTGGAGTTAGAGCGGGCGCTAGACCTGCAAGGAGACCGGCAAAAGAAAAAGCAGCCCGAAGGCTGCGTGGTTATCTGCTTGTCTCCCCAGCTATGATTCAATGCTTCATATAAAACAACGGTTGAGTCATAAGGTTATGAAACACTTGCTTGTCTATTTTAGATTCCCAAAATAAAGCACGTTCTTGTATATAAGCTGTCTTTGCTTTCTTGTAAACAGCCAAGGCTGTATCATAGTCATAGCAGCCAAGATAAATCTCGCCTTCATCCCCTTTTTGGTATCTAGCCATCCATTTACCATTTAGGTCTGGTCTTGTTGAAATACCTAAACTATCTCTTTTTGTTATCTTATTTAATTCTTGAGGCATAAAAGAAGCTGTTGTTTCTGAATATACTTTATTGCCTAGCACTTTCCAGTCTTTATCCAGATCAAAGCCTTTGACAGCGTATTTCTGTTCGTCAACCCACTTTGCAAACACTTGATAATTTAACCAACTTGGATCACAGGTTACATCCTCGTAAGTTGGATGTAGTTTCTTGTATTCTTCGCTGTAACACCTTGTCATCATACTGCGCCATTTATGATAACGAATGTTATTGTGCATTGTGTATTCTCCAACCCCTCCATAACCTTTGTTAAAGACAATAGGAAATAAAGGATCGCGGGCTGCGCCACGCAGTAAGTTTCCTTTAAGAACTTCAGTCTTAAAACCTGTTGGAAACAACACAGTAACGACCTGCTTATCAATACTGAGAACAGTACAGCTTCCTGTGTTTGTTGTCTTGATGACATCGCCTACGTTTAGTATTAGTTTTCTGTTCATAGTTTACTCCTGTTTAAAAGCTGTCAATGCCGTTTTCTCGCTTCCAATCATCGAGATCGTACATCTGATGGGTGTCGGAACAGTAGTAAAGAGTGCCTGCTTCACCGGTAACACTACCTCTACGGTTTTTACTTAGAACAATGTTAGTTGAGTTTCTAATGATTGGGTCGTTGTTGTACTTGTCCCGAGATAGCATTGCTACCCAGCTTGCGCTTTTAGTCAGCGCACCAGAACCGTAAATTGCTTCTTCAGGTACAAAAGCGCCAGAACTAGCTGCACCCTTGTTATCGTTTGATTTGCGAATGTGGGCTAACAGAAGGAACGAACACGGGTAGGACTTCATAGTGCTCTTGAGAAATTTCATGAAATCTGCAGCTACCTCATGGGGTAAACCCTCGAACGCATCCGAAACTGGATCAAGCACTATGATTTGACAACCCCCTGAAATAATCATTTCTAAAATCTTGTCCTTCAAGACAGAGATACTGAAGTCTCGCTCATCAAGAACCATAAAACGATCTGCACCAGTTTCGGTCATGAACAGTTCATCGGCCTTAGCCTTTACTTGATCAGACTTCAGATAATTAATCCGCTCAGCCGGATCATCAATAGATGAAATACGATTATGAATATGCCGAGAAAGCAAAGCCTGTGCATACTGCCCCGAGTCAAGCTCTAGACTGACAACACCTGTTTTGTACTTTGTATTAAACAGCAAGTGATAAATGATTTCGTTTGCGATAGTTGTTTTCGCAGCACCTGTACCTGCAGCTATGACACCGCACGTTTGCAGCTCAAACGAGCCGAGCATCTTCTCTAGCTTGTGCATAAACGGTGGAAACGGAATACGCTCCCGCCCTGCTTGTTCAAGCAGCTTACCGTAAAGCTCAGAACTACCAACTACGCCGGCAGGAACCCACGCCTTAGCGTTGTAGTAATCAGAGATAAACTGCTTCTCCATGCCTTCCTGCAGCATCTCGTTAGGGTCTTTTTTACTCCATTTAGCAACAAACACCTTACCCTTTGGTAGAGCCTGAATAACTTTCTCAGCAGCAATAATACCTTTCTTATCGTTATCAAGCCCAACGATAATTTTATCGTGAGAATCAAACCACTGGTATTGCTTGGCAACCTGTTTCGCTGAACTAGTTTCCCCCACAGTAGAACTTACGACAATCGCGTCAAAATCCCAGCCTTTGCTATCGTAGTAATCCCGTAGCATTTGATAAGCCGCTAGCTGGTCATGCTCGCCTCCTACGATTAGACAGACCTTACCTGGGGTCTTAAACCGAAACTGACCAAATAAGTCACAGCTAGCTCCTACACGACCAAGGACACCGACACCGAACAACTTAGGATGAACGCGCGGCTTCCAGCCTACAAGCGAACTATCCTCAGTGCATGGATAGTAAACAGCATGGACTTCCCCTGTCTGTTCGTTGTATTCAGTACGTACTCCAAATTTAGCGAGAACATCATCTCGGATTCCCCGATAGCCAGAACCCTTGAGCGAAGTACGTTCTTTAAGTTCTGCGGTCTGTTCTGCAGTTACTGCCTGCTTTTGGGGTTGCTCTTGCTTATCTTGAAATTCATGCATATCCGTTTGCTCGCTTTGTGTACGTCCGTTAAACTTACGGTGTTTACCACCGTTGCTACCATTACTATTTTCTTCAATCCAACGCTTGCTACCGCCAGCGGCTTTCAGCCACTGTTTACTAGGAATCGTGAACTGACAGCCGAAGCAATGCCCGCTTACGCTACCGTCATCATCACGATAACTAGCAAAGTTATCTTTACTACCGCATGAACTACAACTTCCATGCCCGATAAACGTGCTCATGCTTACCTATGCTCCTTTGCTGGTTTAATCAATTACTCATCCTCAATAACTCCTGTATCTACAAACTTGCGGTATTGATCTTCAGTCAAGCTAAGAACTTCGTAATCATCTGACTTATAGCAGATCATATCTAGAAATTCACGCTTATCGTCCGTCCAAGTACCACAAGGCCATCGCCAGATTATTACGCTGTTTTCCATGATTACGGTTGCTTTACTTGTTGTGGTACAAACATCACTACGCATTTCTGATCGCGTGGTAATGACTGCTCGCACTTAGCTTGCATCTGCTGCATTGGTGCAATTGCCTCTTGTATTTTAGAGGCTGTAGCCATAGTAGACGTTACCGCACCAATAGTACAACCTACTATAAAAGCTAGAACTAATCCGGTAAGTACTTGTAAATCAAACATTTGTACTCCAATCAAAAACCGACAACATAACCGATCTTAACACCGTTACGGCTGGGCTGTACGTACCAGTTCTTTACTTTGTACGTCAGATAAGCCCCTGCTGCAGCCCCAAGCGCATCGTAAGCTACATCAGCGTAGCTAGCGCAGCCTTTACCTGAGTATTTATCATACGCTTCCTTGGCGATGCCTACAGCCATAGCAGCAGCAAAGCCCTTGACTGGATCGTCAGTAGCTAGCGTAGCAGCAGATGCTAGCACAGCACTACCGGCTGCATGAAGTTGTTTATCGCGGGCAAACTGCAGGCTCTCAGTGCAAGCAGCAAAGCTAGTGGTACTGCAGAACATTGCTACGGCAGCGATCAGGTGTTTGGTTTTCATTACTTAATTCCTTGTGCAGATTTAATCAGTTGTTCTGCTTTCTCAAGCAGTGCGGCTGTTGCTTGATAGTAATAACTATCCGTGGAAATATCGTTGAAATAGTCAGTCAATTCAACCAATGTTTGCAACATTTCAGGGGCATGCGCAATAAGTATAGCATTTGCATTATCTTCGTTTGAGTATTTACCCCTACTAAATGTCCTGCATACCAGTGCATCTCCCGCTGACACGTTGTTTGGATTAGTTGAACCTTGCTTCCAGGGGCCGGGTGTGTAGGTGTTGCTCATTTCAGTTCCTTGTTGGTTAGTAAGCTAAAGAACAAAGTTCTTGCTTGGTTGTCGATGTAGTGAATGTAGGCTATCTAACCAGCAGAGTCAACCGCTAGCTAAATAGCCTACTAAAACGCAAGGATTAGCTCAGTGCTCACCGATTTTCACTAGACGATAGAACTTACCAAACACTCCAAGATAACCCTCAGCGTGTTTGAACAGCTTAGGAGAACGGTAGACTAGTTTCATAATATACCCTTACTTAGAATGATGGATAGCTTGCAAGATAAAGTTAATACCTTGAATAAAGCACTGCTGTACGTTCGG